GATGCAATTTTCAATTCAATTTTAGGGTCTGACAAACAATTAGACAATTTATTTGGCTAGATGCCAATTAACTAAAATAAAAAGGAGATTAAATCATGGCAACTGATTTATTCGCACTCGAGTCGACTGTTGATGTTGGAGCCGGAGCTGCTGGTTCTCGACTTGGGACTTCTCTAGATACTGGTGTTCTTCGTAGAAAATATAATTTTGGAGACAGAGTTTCCGAATTGAATATTGCTCAAGACCCATTTTTTAGATTTGTTTCTAAAGTAGCAAAACATCCAACAGACGACCCAGAGTTTAAATTCACAGAAAGACGACCATCTTTTCATAAAAGATACGCATATATCGTAGCTCATCACGCAGCATCTTCTGGTGAACATAGTGCTGTTGATACTGAAGCAACTGCATCTGCAGGACTATTAAATGCAACAGATGAATTATGGTTACTTATGGGTACTGATTATGATTATAGAGGTAATAGAGGTAATAAGTTTGGACAGACAACTAACGATGAAGTAAAAGTTGGAGACAACTATACTATGCCTAAATTTTTCTTACCTGACCAAATAGTTAAGTTAAATCTTGGAGCTGATGGAGCCCCAGAAACACAAACAGACTATTGTCTTGTAAAGGTAGTGCAAATAGGAAGTACGGTTGGAACTGAAGGATATTTAAATATCAAAGTAAGAGTTGTTAAGGAGCCTGCAGGAGTTGGTTCTAATCTTGATTTTTGTTCTTACTCAACTGCTTCATTGTCATTAAATAATGTATCAATCGCTGGTGAAAGTATATCATCGACTCTTGAGGCTAAAAGATGTTATGTAATAGGTACTGCGCATGCTCAAGGTAGTGGATACCCTGAAACATGGAAAGACCAACCTTTCTCAACTGGATTCGGAAGAACTCAGATTTGGAAAACTGCTATGGCGATGGATAACACAACTCGTGCTACCGTGCTAAAGTATGAACCAAATGAGTTTGCTCGTGTTTGGAAAGAAAAGTTGATTGAACATAAATACGATATTGAGCAATCATTATTGTTTGGTTCTCAATATGATTCAGGTGACGAATGGTATACTCAAGGAGCAGTTGATTTCATTTCAAGTTATGGTAATGTGTTTTCATTAACACATGCTACTAAAACTCAAGATGATTTCTTGGATGATATGAGTAGTTTCTTAGACCCACGATACAATAACGCAAATGCAACATTGTTCTTTGTAGATACCGCTACATATAATTGGTTGCATAAGCTAAGTGGTTACTTTGCAAATAACCTTGAAATATCACCTAATTATAGAGCTGATATGACAATTACAGGTAAAAAGAAGGTTCTAGGTGTAGATGTTACTACAATTTCAACTCCTTATGGAGACATGAATGTTTCTCGTAATATTCACTTAGATAGTCATCCAATTAAAATACTAGCTGTTAACATGAAATATTGCAAATATCGACCATTGGTTGGTAATGGATTAAATCGTGATACTGCAGTTTATGTTGGAGTACAGACCTTAGAAAATAGTGGCGTTGACCGAAGGGTTGACTTAATCCAAACAGAAGCGGGAATGGAATGGCAAATGCCTGAAGCTCACGCTTACTGGTCATAAAGGAGGTTAAGTTATGAGTATTCCAATGTATGGACAAAATAAAGATGGCGATGCTCTAAGTAGCGTAGCACTTAGTCGTGGTTATACAAAAATAACAGCTGGAGTTACCTTAGATGGGACAGAAGGTGGTATTATTCACATAGCTGATTCTGATGCTTGTGCAATAGTTCTTCCTTCTATTACAGCAGCCTTAGATGGTCTTGAATACAAGTTTATCATGGCAAATGATGCAGGAGGTAGTATTACCATAACATCAACAGACCAAGCTGGAGACTATTATCAAGGAACTCTTGCAGTTCATTCTGTTGACGCTGACGATGGTTTTGCAGCTAATGGTACTTCAAATAACATTATTACTATGAATGCAACTACAACTGGTGGTCTATTAGGTTCTGAGGTTAATATTAGAGCTATGTGGAAAGTCGGTTGGATAGTATGGGGTAATGTATTTGGTACTGATGCTACTGGCGCAACTCCATTTAGTGGTTAAGGAGTTAATTAATGGCTAAATTAGGAGCAAGTGCTAGTTTTGGGGGAACCTATGTTGAAACTATCACAGAAACTCAAACACTAAGCTATAATGATAGTGGAAAGGTTTTTCTTGTAGGAACTGATGCATTAGTAATTACACTCCCTCCAACTAAAGCAGGTGTAAAATATACATTTGTAAATAGTGGAGCTGCTGGTAATAATATAATCACTATTAGTCCTAACGCCTCTGATAAAATACAAGGCAATCTTAATTCATCAGTAGGAGCTAATTCTAATGCTACAACTGCAGATGGTTTAGTAGCTATCTCTGGTGGAGCTGATGATAAAGATTGGATAAACACTAAAGCCACAGCTAATGTTGGCGATAGAGTAACTATTGTTGGCGACGGTAGTGATGGATGGTGGATTGTAGACGGCTGCGGGATTTGGGTAAGTGAATCATAATCTGAAATTTGTGAGGTAATAGCACAATATAAGGAATAAGTGTGGGGAGGCTCGATACCTCCCTACACTACTAAATAAGGAAAAATTATGGCAACAACAAATATATCAACTGAAATAGTATCAATAACTGGAGTTACTGCTCATGGGGCTTCTGATGATTTTATTGTCTCTGGTCAAAAATTTGTCGTATCTAAAGTACCAAAAGAATTATTAACTTTTGCTCAAAAGGCTTCATCTGCTTCTACTGATGGAAGCGCTATTACATTTTCAGTAAATGACTCAATAATAGATGTTCAAAGAAATGGATATAGTTGCAAGGAGATACCATTGTCTGAATCTATATGGGCGCTAGATTCGTCAAGTCTAAAGTATGCAACAGTTAAGCATCCAGTTTGGTATCATAAACAAGGAGCTGTTCATTTTGCACCAGTAACAGATGGAAGTAATGCAGGATATGTATTTTATATAGATTATTCTAAAATAGATGATGATTCTGACTTAAGAAATGCAGTTATATATTATGCAGCTTCAAAAGAATTTGCTAAATTAGCAATATTTACTGCTCCGACAGTTGCAAGTGATACTGATGGTGAAGAATTAACTTCAATTACTCAATTAGATGCAGATAATACTATTGATGATTTTGATGGAAATATAATAGAAGTTGACCAATGGTGGTCTACATTAGGACATTTCATAGAAGACGAAGAAGACACAGAATTAGCTTCTGCTCAAATAAATAAAATATCTGCATATACGCAGGCATATGGAACTGAATTGGAAAAAGTAAATGCAAAAACTGCTCATTATTTACAGATGACTATTAAGTATTATGAGTGGGCAAATATGGAAATATCTTCGTATATTCAGAACAACTCTAAAGTTATTGGACAAACAATAGCTGCTCAAGCAACTCAACAAAGGTAGGATATGACAGTATTAGAATTAATGGAAAGAGTAGGAATGAAGGAAACTACTCTTGCTATAGCATACATAAAAGATGCTATTCATCATATTAGGTCAAATAGCATTGAAAGTACAAAAATCACTAAAATGGATATTATTAAAGCTGATGATAGTGATGATAATAAATATTTATTACCTGGTGATATGATTAATCTTGAATCAGTAAGTGTAAAAGATACAAGCGATGGTAAATATAAAAAGATTAGAAGACTTAACAAAGAACCATATTATATGGTAGAGGATACAAAACCTAATGAGTAGTAATGTAGAAAGAGAATGGTTTTATTACTTAAAAGGAAGAAATATACATTTATATCAATTATTATCAGGGTCAAGGTCTGAAAGAATAACTCAATCAGGTGTTATAAGAAGCCATCAAAAAGAATTAATGTATCCAAATGAAGATATTGCAGATGGATTAAGGCTTGAATATACATCTCTTGATGAGCCATTTGTATCTGAACCATTAGAAACAACAACTGTAACTCATAGTTCATTAATAATATCTTTTTCTGCAAGTACATATATAAGGTCAACAACTGAAAATGCATTTTCGTCTTTTGCAGTGAATGATAAGATAAGAGTCCAGGGGTCTGGGAGTAATGATGGAGATTACACAATATCTGCAGTCGGTTCATGGAATCCTGGGGCTGGGGCGATTGCAAATGGTCAAATTACTACATCTGAGAGTACTATTGTGGCTGAAGATGCAGGTGAAAGGGTTGTAATTACTCAGATACCAGCAGAAGATGCAACCCCAGACGAATCATCACATATTAATTTAAATAAATTATTATCATTAGCAGTTGTTGATTATGTTAAGGCTATGCTTTCAGATTCAGCAGGACAGGTAGATTTAAAAGAATATTATATGAAAGAATTTTATGGTAAACTAGGAGACAATGAAAGTAATAAAAGAAAAATATCAATGTCTTTTCCGTCTGGTGTTTACGCAGTAAGATAATTAATTAACCAAGATGCCCATGAGAATTGACATGCTCGGTAAGGCATCGTAACAAAGGAGAAAAAAAATGTCATTACAAAAATATAGTGTAGTAGAGAGTGGGAACGTAGGATTAGGACAAGCAGGTTCTATTTTTTTAAATGCAAGCAACCAAGATACAATAGTCCCATTATATGGTAAGTTTGTAGCTATAACATTTTTAGAAGATACTGTTTTTAACAGCACTAATGGCTTAGTTGCTTCAGATGATACTAAGTTTCCAAATTCTCAGAATGGGGCTACAGCCATTGACACTGATGGTGATGCAGTTGATTCATATAGTTTTCCTAAAGGGGTAACTATTTACGGTAGTTGGACTCAAGTCATATTAGCCTCTGGCTCAATCATAGCTTATATAGGTTAATATGTTAGGTTTAGGAAATAGTCTCTCAACATCTTCATATGTTGGTGGATTTGAAAATAATTACTCAATAGAGTTTGATGGTACAGATACCTCGCTTAATTGCGGAACATTAAATACTTATCTTAGAAATGTTCAAAAGTTCACAATTTCAATGTGGATTTATCAAGATAATCTTACCTCAAGTGGACAAAATGGCCTGTGGGGAAAACATCAAAATGATTATCACAGAACATATAGCTTTATTAATAATACAGGGAAAGTTTATTTTGGAGTTGCGAATGGAAGCGGTACAACTCAAAATGGTCACGGTAAGTTACAAGAAGCAGACCAACTTAGCGCAGATACTTGGTATCATTTGGCTTTTGTTTATGATGGAACAACGAGTGGCAATGCGAATAGAGCAAAGATATATGTCAATGGTACAAACAAAACATTAGATTTTAGCCAAGCTATTCCAGATACGACCTCTGATGAGAGTACTTATGGTTCTAATAATCTTGATATTGGTAGAAATGAAACAAATAATAATAATATATTTGACGGAGAAATAGATGAATTTGGTCTTTGGAATGAAGCATTAGATGCCGATGCCGTTAGAGACTTATATAACTCTGGAGTACCTTTTGATATTTCTAAAGACAAAAATAGCTACGACAATGCCTCTGATTTGCAAGTGTGGTACAGGATGGGAGATGGTACTGAAGGGGGTTCAGGCACTACAATATATGATATGTCGGCAAATAGTAATGATGCTACAATGGTCAATCTAACTGCTTCAGATTATAATGCGAATGTAGTATCATGAGTAGATATATAAATAGAAAATGGGTTATTGTTAATGTTAGCGATATAACTGACGAAATGATTAGCAATGCACTTGAAACAAGTATGAATACTCTAAGAAAAACATTAGATGATACAAAAGCTATTTTAAAATGGGAAGGTGACACCCCGTCTTGTTTTGATGGAATGACAACTTATACACATAGTCAAATATTAATTGAACTGGCAAAGTCGGAGTGGATAAGTGAATAATTGTGATACTTGCAACAGACTTGAATTGCAAATTCTTTTTAACTTTAACCTAAAAAAAGGGGGTTAAAATGATTGAAGTATTTGCAGAGTATGGTACAATAGGTGTAATGGTAGTTTTATTTGCTGGTCAAATAATGTTTTTACAAAAAACTCTAATGAGTAAATTACAAGAAATAGAAGATATTACTATTAAATTAATTGATAGATGGAATAAGTCTGATGATATTAGGGATAGAAGGCATGAATCTTTAATACAAGAAATGAATGACATTACTGATGACTTAAATTTTGTTAAAGGAAGAATGAATGGAGGAACACATTGATTTGGCTTGACTATATATTGTTTGCGTTATTGTTGTATGGAATTTTCTGTATAAGTAAAAATGTAAAGGATGTTTAATGTACGAAACACTTGAATTTGATAGTGCAGTAACTAAAATGAGGAAGTTCTTTAAAGAGGAAAAAGGCTTTACAGAAGTTCCTACTCAGAGTAGATTAAGTATACTTGCAGCTTGTGAAGACCCTAAAACAATATCTCAGTTTGTATTTGATGGAATTAACTATCCTTTACCACAAACAGGTCAAATGTGGTTAGAGTATGAACTATTAACTAAGCCAGATTTACAAGGTGTATTTTGTGTAAGCACAAGTTATAGAAATGAACCTAATCCAATACCTGGTCGTCATCAGAAGATATTCCCAATGTTTGAGTTTGAATCACATGGAGATATGGATGATATGATTGAACTTGAAAATGAACTATTAGACTATCTTGGATTTAAAAAGCCTTTAGAGTTGCACTATGAAGAGGCTTGTAAAAGATATGATACTCTAAGTATTGAAGATGAGCATGAAATAGCTATGTGTAAGGGTCCTGGATTAGTAAGCTTACAATACTTTCCTCAAAGAAGTCAACCATTCTGGAATATGAAGTACTGCGGTAAAGGTCTTTATTCTAAAGTAGATGTAATAATGTATGGTCAAGAGACTATTGGTTCTGCCGAAAGAAGTTGTGATTCAGATGCTATGTATAAAGGGTTTATGGAAATATCTGGTGGAGAATACTCAAGCTTATTATTTGAACATTTTACTAAAGGTAGAGTATTAAATGAATTAGAGCAATATTTAAGTCACGATTTCTTTCCAAGATTTGGTGGAGGAATTGGAATGAATAGAATGGCAAGAGCAATGAAGGAGGCTGGAGTAAGTGGATAGTTTAAGAACGACATTATATTCTTATGGCACAATGACAGTATGTTTTACAGAGTGGGTACCATTTTATATTGGCCTTACTGTGGGAGTATTACAAATTATTTATTTAATTAAAAAGATAAGGAGCAAGTAATATGAAAATTAAGGGAGTTAATATAGCTTCTTTAAATACTAGGCAGACAAATGCTATGAAGAAACATTCAAAGCATCATACTGCAAAGCATTTAAAAGAAATGGTTTCTTTAATGGCTAAGGGGAAAACTTTTACAGAGTCTCATAAAATGGCCATGAAAAAAGTAGGGAAATAAATATTAAAAGGAGAATATATGTTAGATTTTTTTAGTTGGTCAAACCTATTTTACTTATTGGCTTTAATCATAGCAGGTGTAGCCACAATGATGGCTGCTAAGTATAAAACTATGATGAAAGAAATAGGTGATGTAGCAAAAGTTCTTGAGGAGGCATATGCTGATAAAAAAGTAACTGCCGCTGAAAAGAAAAAGATTATGAAAGAAGTACTTGATGTACTTAAAAGTGTTATAAATTTAAAATGGAAAATTTTTTAAGGATTAAATATGGCTGATTTAAAAGTAACATTAACAGAAGCCTTAACTATAAATGGTTATGACCAAGGAGCTTCTAATACAAAAACTATTAGTGGTATAGTCGAATCTACTAAAAGAATTTTAACTATTACAACTACAGAGTGTGTTATAGCTACATTTAGTACTGCTGTCGCTTCTGCTGGTCATTACATCGCAGCTGATGTTAGATATATAAGATTTACTAATCTAGATACTTCAAACTTTATTACGTTAACATTTAGAAACCAAGATAATGATGAAGTTGCCATTAAGCTTGACGCAGGTCAATCTTTTATATGGAATGGTGATAATAATAACGGAATGACTGCTATTATGAATGCTACTCAAGATGCTGACGCGGCTTCTAGTTCAAATTTTGGAAGTTTAACTAATATTCAAGCGGATGCAGATACTGCTTCGTGTAACTTAGAAATGTTTATTGCGAGTGTATAATGGCTAATGATGCAACAATGACAGTTAAGGCAGTATTTCTGCCAGATGAGATACAAAAAATATTAGAAAATCAAACATATGCATATAATCCAGGAACAGGTAATAATAAATGGTGGTATGGGTTAGTTAATGTATTAGCAACTAGTCAAGATTTAATTATAGTAGGAGGAGGCCCTTTAGGTAACTCAGCTGCAGGTGGAGGGAGTATTGATGCTGGAGGAACATTGGATACTGTTGCGGCATCAGATGAAGTTAAATTTCTTTTTGTTAAAAATTTAGGAGTAACACATGATGGGAGTACTTCAACTACTGATAGTGTTTATATAAATTTTGACCATGATGGAGATGCAGCTGTAAATACTGGGATAAGTTCATCAATAGAAATAGCAGCTGGTGAAGTATGGTTTGGTAAAATAAATGCCACAGAAGATGATATTCATTGTATAGCAGGGGCAGCTGGTTTTGGTGGTAGTGGAGGAGGAAAAGTTCAATGTTTAGTAGCTGCTGTAATTAAAACAGATACATAATGATAAATTTAGATAGTGTTTCTGGTAAGATACCAAATAGAAACAATAAAAACGATAGTAGTAATTTAAAAACAGGAAATAAAAGGAGTTATAATATGCCAAGTCCAAAAAAATGTGCAACAGAATGGAAAAAATTAGGATATTCAAGTATGAGTGATTGTGTTTCTTATGGAGACGAAAAAGAAACAATGGTGGATATGGATAAACCTAAGTCCAAGAAAATGAAATCAAAGTCTCCAATGAAATCAAGAATGGCTTACTAATTATGAAAAAACAAAAGGAGAAATAACATGGCAAAAGGAAAAGGAACTTATGGGTCTAAAGTTGGTAGACCAAAAGCTAAAACTGGTTCTTCAAGAATAAAAACTGATAAGCCAAAAATGTGTTCTGATTGGAAAGGAATGGGTTTTGATAGTAAAGGAGATTGCATGGAAAATATACCTAGCTATACTCCTTTAGTGGATGAAGCTTTTATGAAAGAAAGAAAGAGAGATATGCCTGTTGTAGAAGCAGAAGGAATGATGCCTTACGAATTAGAATAGGAGATTTTAATGGCAAAGACTAAAAAAGCAGTTAATAAAAAAGATGAAGACCCTTTTGAATTAATTCATCAAGCTTTATCTGAAATTCTTGAATCTATTAAAGATTTGGATGAAAGAATATCTGAATTAGAGGAGCATTCTCATAAACCTATTGACTATGAAGAGTATCTAGACAATATTCATACTAGATTATCTAAAGTTGAAAATAGAATGGGGTTATAATGTCTAAAAATAATATAGACTTGTTTGGGCATGATGAACGTGATAAAAATGCTATTGCAGGTAATTATCATAAGTTAAAAGATAGAAAAGCATTTCATATATGACCAGACAAAGGAATACCGCACCCAGTTTGGGAGCGTCATCATCATAAAAAGAAAAGGAAATAATTATGGCTAAATGCAAAAAAGGAACTATTTGGGATATTGACTTAGGTGAATGTAGAGTCCCAACAAGAGATGAAAAAATCGAAATGGCAAATTGGAAAGAAGCTAAAAACGCTGCATCTAAATTTGGTATTTTAACAGGAGCTCCTGCAGGGGCAGTAGTGGCGAATATGGCTTCTAAGGGAGTTAAAAGTACTAAAGGAAAGATACTAACTACTTTAGCTGGGGCATTAGTAGGAGGAGCAGTTGGAAGGCGTAGAGCGATAAATAAACAGAAAAAAGAGAGCTCTCCTTCATATGAAAATGTTAAAAGCCGTAAAATAACTAAAAAGAAAAAGAAGTAGTTATGCCAGGTGAACCAAGGTTATTAGAGGAATATAGAGAGTTTATTCAAGAAAAAAAAAGCGCTACAAATGGAGGTCGAATAAGAGAGGTGGAAGGTGGGATGAGAGTTGATATATTTGACCATGATGAAAACTCTGAATATGACTTCACCGAACATGATTGTTCTTTATGTGAGTTACCTGAACACGCTCAAAATCACATTATTGAAGATATAGAATATCAAAGAGATAATGCCTAAACAAATATTAAAAATTGATAGATTTGAAGGAGGTCTTAATAGCAGTTCAGATGCAAGAGATATTGAAGATAATCAGGTATCAGTATCAGATGATATAAATATTTCTGATATTGGTAAGTTAAGGCCAATAGGAGGATTTTCACATAATGATACTAATATACCTGACTTAGCTCTTTCTTCAGGGGTAACAAAAGGTCGAGGTGCTTTTGCATATGGAATTGACTCTAGTAGGCATATTACAGGTTCAGGCCCTTCATCTACTTATATAGATATAGAATTAATAGATGGTGGAGCTCCATTAATTCAATCTTCTTGTACTGTAGGAGTACATGGAGATAGTCTTTTGTCATCAGATGATGACCAGGATATACACCTATTAGATGAAAATGCTAACAATCAAAATACCTACACTCCTAATTCAGGCGGAGTGCCTATTACAGCTGAAGGAGCTGACCCTTATACTGAAGAAGAGACTACTCAAAGTTTTAATAATTTAATTGATGCTTTTGCAGGCACAAGCTCGTTATCATCGTTTTTAGTTGAAGAAATTCAAACTGGCAATCAGCTTACTAGGGCTATTAAAATATCAACTACTGCAGCGGTTACAACTACTCCTGCTTCATTTAATGGTTGGCAATTTTATTTTTATAATGACGGGCAAACAACTGGAGGTAATAACAATTTCAATAACAGTGAAATAGCTAATGAACCATTTTTTAGCACGCCATTTTCAGGTGGTCAAAATACTGCTAATTCTCAAATAAAAATTAAAATTAATCAAGTTAGGACTGCTATTTATACAGCTCAAGTAGATTCAAAGACTGCTTCAGTTTCTGCTACTGCATCAACAACTGCGACAGAAATAGCTTCAAGTATTAAATCTCAGCTACAAACTGCACTGGGAACAGCTAATTATACCTTTATATATGAAAGTGGAGCAACAGAGGTTATAGTTCAAAAAACCTCTAGCCCAGTGATGGTTTTTGATTCATGGATTACTTTATCATCAGGTCAAGACGACAGTACACTTGAATGGAGTGGTGATGATGAGCTTACAATTTTTGTTTCTAATGATGGAAATATTCATAGATTATCACGGTCTACATCTTCTTGGGATGTTATAGGTTCTTTAGGTCAATTTAACCCTAACTATACTCAACAATACAATGTTGAACCAAATTTTTTACTATCTGATGGTAATTTAAGAATATCAGACTCTCAATTTGAAAACAATAGTAATCCTATTTGGTATGGAAGGATACAAAGACAATTATTTGAATCTTCATCTGTTCCTACTCCAGTTGATTTTGAAGGATTACTTAGTTCTGAAATTCAAAGCCCTTCAAATTCCACTATATCTGAAAGCAATCAAGTTATAAGTAGCCAAGATGAAGTTGTTAATACATTTTCACTTTCAAGCACAATAGAAACTGACCTAGCTGATAACTATCATATTGCTTCAACAACTACTGATGATGATAAGAGTTATCATACTACATATGATTTATCTGCTCTTGGCAATATATCAGTAGTTACGGAAATAACGGTAGAATTTGAAATAATTGAACCAACAGGTGGATGGTCGTCTCAAATAATATCAGGGCAGGTTTATGTTTCTTATCCTTTTGTTAGAATAGGTACAGAGGGTTCTGGAACACGAAATTTTGATACAAGTGGATTTTTATCTCATTCTAATACTGTTGACCCTTATCAATATCCAAATAGCTCTAATGCTGCTATGCTTATTGGATGCACGAGTGGCACATATTATGCATATACAAGTGCAACAATAACTAAGACAATGTTTTTGCCAATAAATGACAATAATTTAAAACTTTCTATTTCAGCTGGAATGAAAGAGTTTGATTTGTTTAATAATATATCTACTCACCCTACAGTTAAAGTAAAAAATATTACAATTAAAGGATATGGATTATTACCTGATGCTGACTTTTTATCTTCTACTGGAAACAACTTTCATATTCAAGCTGGAAGGTCTTCCATAGAATCTCCATCATGGAATACAGATGACAGATGGAAATTTGGAGCATCGTTTATTTATGATGGAAAGCAAGAATCTTTAGTTTCTGAATTAACTTCATTAAGTAATGAATCTTTTACCTTTGTCTCATCAGACAATGATGATAATGAGGCAAGGGGATACGCTCCTTGGATTTCTTTAAATTTAAAATATCTAGGTGGTTGGAATCAAAGAATTACTGGAATAAATATATATTTAAAAAGAGATACTGAAAACGAATGGTACCAGTTTACTGAACTTAACTTAGTTAAAGGTCAAATAAGACCATCTGGCTCATCTAACTGGATTAATTGCTTTTATGATGATAGTAATAATGGATACAGGTTTTTAATTGCTAATGGTCACAAACTTTATAGTTTGCCTTATTTAAGTTATGAATCTTTAACTGGGATAAATCAAGATGAAGATAGGTTATTTGCAAGATATAAAACAGCTACTGTTGCGAATAGGACTGCATATATTGGAAATGTTAGATACTATGAGTCTAGCGGGGAAATGGTTTCTAAGGCAGATGGAATTTTAAAGTCACCTATAAATAAATTTGATATTTTTACTCCATCAAGAATACTTGAGGCGGCTGTTAATGATGGAGACGAAATTATAAAACTTGAGTCTTATGCTGATAGGCTTCTTCAATTTAAAAAAAGAAAGTTGTATATTATAAATGTCTCTCAAGAAGTAGAGTTTTTAGAAAGTGTTAATGATAATTTAGGAATTAATAATGAATACGCTTCTATGAGGATAGAGTTTGGAGTTATTTGGGTTAATAAAAATGGATGTTATCTTTACAATGGGAAAAGTATTGTTAATTTATTAGAAAGAGATGGGAAGAGGACTATATCTGAAGACAAATGGACTACATTTCTTACTGTAACTAATGCATCTGGTATTAACCCTGCAATAGGATATTATCCTAATAAAAAGCAAATTATAGTTTTTGATAATGCTGAAATATCAAATAATATATTTTTATATGATATGGTTACTAAATCATGGACAAAGGGAATTAAAAAAGTTTCTGGAGATGCTCAATACCCTTACTCTATAACAAATAGCTTCATAGATGATGAATTTGAATTAAATGTTTTTAGATATGATAATGATACTCTCAGGGCTTATAAATGGAATGATGATTCTTTTGCTACAGATAATCTAAACTTTACCACCAAAGATTATGACCTTGGCAATCCAGGTCAAAGAAAAAAAATATACAAAGTTTATCTTTCTTATAAAGGTGATGCTACCGCTATGAATGTTCAGTATTATGTAAATGGTGACGTAGATACTTTTAGTAACTTTTATAAAGTAATCGAAGATGGCTCTTCTGATAATACAAATTCAAGTATTACTCCTTTATCTGACTACCAAAAAGGTACAGACCAATGGTTTACAGCTGAATTAAAGCCTTCTTCTAGTATAAATAATGTTTATAGTTTTGGATTAAAATTTTCAGGGACATCAAATTCAGATTTTGCTATAAATGATATATCAATAGTATATAGACTTAAAACAATAAAATAATGCCAGATATAGAAGTAACTAATACTGATAGAATATCAAGAGTTTCTCAGTCTACTAAGGCAGGTAGAGGGAATTATAGAAGTTCTGTCCCATCTATTAATGAATTAGACGAAGGAATACCTCAGTATGCCTTATCTAAAGATAGAGGACAAGTTTATCAATTTATTAAAATTAACGGACAAATGTATCACTCTGTTTTAGAGAAAGGCCAAATTAGTGAATTAGATATTGAGATATCATAAATGAGTCTCTTAAAAAATATAAAAAAAATTGTTTTTCCGAATAGTTCCGTTACTCAAATTAATAGAGGAGTAATAAAAGTTACTCCCAATGTCAAAGCTTTATCTGATATTGAATGGAAAGATTCAGATGACAATGTTTTAACAAGTCAAAATAGAAAAGAAAAATCTCAAAATAATTCAATTATTATATGGGACTCTACTAATAAAAAATTTAAAGGTATTCCAATTACAAGTTCGGAGGCATTAAATCCATTAACTTTGGATTCAACGAATAATAAAATAGGAATTAATACATCTAGCCCCGATGCTCAATTAACAGTATCTGGAGGAGAGGGAGAGTCAGGGTCTATTAATATTTGGGCAGATGATGGAGATGACAATGCAGATAAATGGAGAATAGTAGCAGTAAATGGTGCAAACTTAGAATTCCAATCATACTCAACTGGTAGTTGGGTAGCCTTGGCTTCATTCAGAACAGACGGGAGGTTAACAGGTGGACTATTAAAAGATGAAGATGATATGGCTTCAAATTCAGCAACTCATATTGCAAGTCAACAATCAATTAAGGCTTATGTAGATTACACTAGATATATAAGGCACATTATGAATGTAGGGTGGAACGCTTCAAATGCCAATAAAGATTATCTTCCACTAACAGGGTATATTAGTGAAAGAGATTCAACTTCAAGTAGTAATGAATATATCGCATTTGTTGCACCTTATGATGGGTTACTTGATAAAGTAGTAGTTAGGTCTGAAGCTGCTTGTGGTAGCTCAGTAGTAGGATTTCATAAATCTGATGAAGGAACTGAAGTTCCTAGTTCTACTGCAACAGAGGAGATTACAGTAGATATGACAACAGATGATACTGGATATACATTTACTTTTACTGGAACAGCATCATTTGATAAAGGTGATATTATTACTATTAGCTTTGACCCAACAAGTACTCCATACGATACAGTAGCAACTATAGTCTGGAAATTTGATACAAGCACATAATTCAATTTAAAGGTGTTTGATAGTATTGATAAAATATATTATATTTATGCGAATCTTTATATCTTTATTTAACAAAGGAGTCATTTATTGATGGCAAAAGATAGTTTATATACTTTGCATAAAAAATCTGCAGATGCCTCATCATCATATATTTCAAGCCTTTATGATGCTTCTGATGTAAGCTCTAGAATGAAATATACAGAAGATTTATTTAAAATAAAATCAGACAAAGCATCAAATATTATAGATACTCTTTCTGCAGCTGCCTCTTTAGGAAGTAAAATTTATGGAGGATATGAAGCTAAAAAAGAATTTGAAGAAAATTTATCTTTTATAAATGAGTCAATAGCTAAGAAAGAATATGAAGAATACTCTAGTGAGCAAACTGGAATATCTCCTAATTGGGATGAATTAGGTGTAGATGAAAAACAATTATGGTTAAATAAGTCGAGACCTATTGAAAAGGAAAGAAGTTATTGGGATAATATCTTTGGAAGAGAACCTGAATATAGTTTTGGAAAAGATTCTGATAAATTTTATAAAAAATCAAATATCATAGCAACAACAAACCTTATGGATTTTTCAGGAGCATCCAGCTTGTATGATAGAATGGGATTTAATTTTAATGATATATCAGATTTTGATAATATAACAAGTAATATATCAATAGGCATTGATAATCAAAGTGGTGAAGTTACCGATAAACAGAGTCCTTCTATTAATACACAGAGCCCATATTTCTATGAAGATAATATGGAGCCATACACACTAGAATGAATATAGGTAGTATGCTTTCTAAAGGAGTAGGGTATTTAGGCGGCCCTTTTGCTGCCTTTAGCATGGGATTGTCTCTTTGGGATAGTTTCCAGTCTGGCAGGTCTAGCTCTCAGTTAGCAGAAAGTCAAATTAGTAATATTAATGAAGGGTTAAGAGATTTGACTAAAGCAAAGAAAAACCTAGCAGCTGAAGTTAAATCAAGAGAAGAAATTGTTGGGAAAAAACTTGATGTAGCTACTAAAGATTTAGGAATAAAAGTTAGTGATACTGCTTCTGAAATAACTAAAAAGTATGATGTTAAAACAGGGTTTGCGACTCATAAAGAATTGGAAGGAATGAAAGAAGATACAATGAAGAGACTTAATGTAGGAGCATCTGTATCTCAATCAAATCTATTAGATTTATATGGTGAAGGAATGAAGAATATTTCCGATTATTTTGCTACAGAAACATCAAAAATTAGTTCACAACAAAAAGAATTGATAAGGATGAAAGAGTTAGCTAAACAACAAAGAGACGCCTGGTACCCAGGCAAAAACATATTTGGGTAATAATATATGAGTTTACAATCACCATTAACGGCATTAGATAAAATACTACAGAGTAATACAGAGAAAGAAAGATTTAGAGTTCAGAGCGCTATGGATTCTTTGCAAATAGCTCAAACTATAAAAATGCAAAAAATGAATGTAGCTAAGTCGAATATTGAATTGATTTCAAAAAGTTTAGAGCAAATAAAACCTAAAATTGCTGAAGATTTTTTAACTAAAAGCAACCTTTCAAAATTTTATAAACCTTCAGCTAAAGGTGAAGAATCTTCAGTTGCTATTACTGAGATGACACAAGCAATTCTCAAGAAAAAAGAAAAAGGTGGAATGGGGAAAGATTTCCCTATTAAAGATGCTCAGAAAATTGCAACTGCCTTGTGGAGTTATTATAATGCAAATAGTCCTGATGCAGTTTTATCTTTAGCAAGAGACTTAAATGATGCTGTTGGAGACATAGTATCTCTTGGTGTTCAGGCTAAGGGAAGTCCTTCTGCAAAATTTTATCAAGGGTTTACTCCAAAAGTTGTAAGGGGTAAAAAGGGAGAAATTAAGTCTGTTTATGGTATAGGAGTTGACTCTAATATTTTTGATGTTACTAATCAAGCTATTAGATTGCAAGATGCAGAGTCAAATATATATAAAGAGATTAATGAGTTCGCAAAAGGAGACTATGATATACAATCTGATTTCGATATATATAAAGGAGCAGATAAAGAGATTGAGAAAACTACTGATACTAATATTGTTCCTTATGATAGGATTATCTCAGATATGAGTAATATTAGTTCAGATGATACGATTGGAGAAGAAACATGGGAGCCAGGATTAGGAACTTATATTGGAGTAATTAGTTCAGCAGCAGGGGGACAGTATTTATCTGGGAAAGCTTTAAAAGAATACAAGAGATACACTAAAGGTTATAATGATTTTTTGAAGGGGTTAAGAAAAGACTTAAAGCCGACAAGTTTACAGGTTCCTGGACAAAAATATTTGCCTTTAAATAAATTACCATCTACAGATGAAGATGCTAAAAAATTCCAAAAAGGTAGAGAAGCCGTAGATAAAAAGCTCAAAAAAGATTTCTTTAAAAAATATGGTATAAGTAGGGAAGATTTTAAAAATATAGATTTTGACTCTAAAGACCCAGATGTAATTAGACAAAATAGAAAAATATTGGAACCAGCTATTAAAAAAGCTAGAGAAGCTGGAAGAAGAGCTACTAAGTCTTCAGCTGTGTTTAGAGAGGTTTCTATGTATATAAAGGATATAAAAATTAGTGATAGTATTAAAAAAGCTTTTCAAAAAGTACCTGGCAAAGGTATTATAGGGAAAGGTTTAAAATATAGTCCATTATTTTTAGCTGAAGAAATTGGAGAATTGATTGGAGGAGAAACTGGAGGTTTTTACGGTAAGGCAGTTGGTACTACAGGTTTTACAGCATGGCTAGCTACTAGAATAAAAAAGAGGGGCTCAAAATTTATATCAAAAGCAGTTGCTCGTCACGCTGCAGGAACCACAGCTTCAGCTATTACAGGGCCAGGAGCTCCTGTTGCGGCTATCGGTATAAATCTTGTTATGGGGTTAGTTGATATTGGACTAGCTGGATGGGAGATACATAGTTTAATTCAAGAGTATAAACAATTAAAATCTGAAGGTAAAATTTAATAGAGATGTCAATATATGATGATGATGCTCTAACTTCTAGGTTTAAGCAGCAGCTTGGAAATAGAAGTATAAATACCGCTTTAAATATATTAGAAGATATATCCGATAATAAAGTTGGGCCTCAACAACAAAGACCTTCTCAAGTTCCAGTTAGAAATCCCTCTGATTTATGGTCAGCTATGGAAACTGGTACATTTCCTGCATGGTATCAAGACGAACCTACTCCTAATGCAGGCTTTCTTAATGCTGTTGGAGCTGGATTATGGCAGGGAGTTGATACTTTAGCTTTAAATATTCCTAATTATTTATTAAAAGCTGGAGGTGTTGACGTAGAAGATTATCTTGACTTTGATGACCCAGCTGCTAAGTGGACTGGAGCTCTTGGAGGATTCGCAGGATTTGTAGGTGGAGCTCCAATGAGAATAGTAGGAAGAGGTGCTCAGAAATTAGCCATGGCAACTTTTGGCAAGCAGTTACTTAAAAAGACAGGTCTTGAGACTGCTGATTCAATTAATAGAATTGCTAATAAAAAAGCACTAGAACTAGGTCTATCTAGAGATGTAAGAAAAAATGTCTTAAAAGGTTATAATAGGATTGTTGGTGAGTCTCAAATAAATCCTAATCTATGGGGCAAAGAATTTAAATTTAAAGTTAAAAATTATTTAGATGAATATATAAGAGGTTCAAATTTATCTGAAAGGCAAATTAATGGATTAAATAGATTATTTTCTGAAAGCAATTTATATAGAAGACCTATTCAAGATTTTGTTGGAGTGATGACTGCTAGAGCAGGAGCAGATAAAAGAATGTCTAGGTGGTTAGGTCATGTTGCAAATGATGTATTTATATTTTCAATGATAGATACAGTTATGGAAACAACAAGATATTTAGGTGAGAATACTGTTGGTGATGGTGGATATGATTTTGATTGGACTCAACCCATATGGGGGGTAGCAAATGGAGCGGCTTTCGCTTCTCTTGGGTGGTTAAGACCTAAAGGGAAGTCAACTGTATGGAAAAAAGATTTTATAGCAGGTGCAAGAGCAGCTTTTGGGAAAGACCCTTATAAAAATAAAACAACAGAGCATATGCTTTCTACTGCAAAGTTTTGGGGCAATCAATTAAAAAATATGACCAGGACAGTTGACCAGTCTACTAATGAGATTGTAAGAGGAACTGCAAATGTAAAGATAAGAGGGAAACAATTTGACTTGACGAGTAGATTTTTAGAAAAAGATTTAGAAAAAGAGTTTGGGAAAAAAGGTGTAAAGTATTTGACTGAGCATCTTCAATCTCAAAGAAAATTATTTGGAAGGGAATTTATTAAGTGGGCTACTAAAGAAGAAGCTCAAAGCTTGGCTCAAGTATGGAAAAGAATGGTAATGGGGGGATTGTTGTTTAATACTCAAACCTTTTGGCATATGTATAACAGCGATGCTGACATAAGTGTGGCATCTGATATAATGCCTCATTTCCTAATAGGAGCTTGGATGCAAAGAAGAAATAATCCAGCTAAAGTGGATTTAAATTCCTCTAAAATGAATGAATTGAGACAAAATTTAACTTTATTAGGTGTTTCTCCTGAGCAGTTCTCAAGAATACCTACATTTGAAGGTACAGGGTTAAATGTTAATAGTATATTTAATGACACTAAATATAAGCCTGTAGAAGATATGATGAGGGAAGAAGGTATTATAACTGATAATTTTGAAACTTCTGAGTCTGGATTAGCTGAAGGAGCTCAAAGTGTAGTTTTAAAAGAAAATCCAGTTTTTTCACTTTTATATAAAAACGCTAAAGGGGTAGATATATTTCTTAAACCTATGGAAGATATATCTGTTGAAACTGCAGATAGGATTGCAAAAAAAGCACTTGAAATTGAACCTAGACTTATTAATCCAAATGAGAGAAGAAGAGTTACTGGTGAGTCAATTTTAAAGACAACAGAAAAATTTGAAGAAGAATTTCCTAGTATAGTTGATTTCATTTTCAATGAAGACGTTGATAAAGTAACTGGAGTAGATATCATAACCAATACTGATGGAGCAAGAGAGGTATATGTACCTCAACATATAAGCTTAACTGACTTTAAAAACAAAGCAGAGAGAGGTGAGTTGAAATGGTTGGTAGACGAAAATAATAATGTTCTTAGTGGTGATAAGGCTCTTGATGAGATATCAAATCTTAGTGAATCTTTAAATGCTATATTTATGACTTCAAGGCTTCTTGGTCAAACTATAACAAATAAGATACCTAAAAAATTTGAAACTTCATTTAAATTAGATAATGAAGAATTACTTTCTAAGATTTACAATAAAGTAAAAGAATCAGAAATGAATATTAATAATCAATTTCGTTCAAAATCTATTGGAACTGATGCATTTAGATTTGGAAGGAATATGGATGATTACGTTGAAATTTTAGCAACAAATCATACAATTAGAGTTGCAGAAAATACTATTTCTATTTTTAAGTCAGATATTGATAGAGAAACTAGAGATGAATTAAAAAGACATTTAAGAGCAAGCGGACTACTGTATGCAGGTAAGGAAGGAATAGGCGAATATATGATAGTTGATAGCATCTCTAATATAAAAATTCAAGATTCAGACGGGAAAACTGATTCAATCGCAGAAGATAAGGTGTCAGATGCTAAAAGATTTTTAGGTAGAATTTTAACATTACAATCTATTGTTGGAGCTGATGACTATAAAACTTATGAGACCTCAAAAAGAGAAAAAATACATATTAAGATGGAAGATGTTGATAATCTGAAAACATTCTTTAAAAACAGAGGTATTGATTTAGATAGTATGAATGACTATATGTCTTCACAATTAATTGATTATGCTATAAGAGATAAAATAAAAGGAACTAATCTAACAATAGACACGGTAGATACACTGTTTAATCTTTCTCACCATGAGGTTGAAGGTCTTTATCTAACTAGATTTGGAACAAAAGAGAAAGGAATGGCAGGAGGGTTTAGAGTAAGAAAAATTGATTTATCATTTATTAACCCTAATAGTGAGAGTTATATTATTGCTCAAAGATATAATAATTTTATTGATAAAGCCGAAAAGGATAGTGCGGGTCTAATAGCAATTCTTGATGATACAATAAAAACTAATGATAGTGGATTTTATCAAGGAATAAACTCTTTCTTCCCTAGGTATGATTTTGAGAAAACACAAGCTTCTTCAGCTTTAATGGACTTATTTAATAGTATACAATCATCTAAGTATAATTTATCTAGCTTTGTATATCAAATGGAACTTTTCTCTAATGCAGCTAGAGGTAATAATACTATGCTATTAAAATGGTTAGCAGATGCAAAAGTATTAACTTATAAAAAAACAAATGACTTTGATATTGCTGTTGATAAGCTTGTTAATAAAATAAAAGAAAAAGATGAAGAACAACCTTGGTCAGATATCACTAAAGATATTTCACAAAAAATGGACGCTCATGGATATACAGCTCAATACGCCCGTAGGAAATACAATGAATGGGAGCAAAAAGCTCGTGATTTTATGTGGGAGGATGTAGATGAATCTGAATATAATAAAAATATAACATTAACAGAATTTTACACTAAATATAGAATTGATGGATATAAAATAGATATTAGTAATACAGAGTCTTTAAATGAGAACCTGAATACCTTATTATATACCCCTGATGGTAACTTAAAATTAAAAAAGGATGTATTAGATAATATCTTTGATAGAATTTTTATAAGAAGAGGAAATACGTTTCTTTCTTATAAAGAATTAGATGATATATCTAAAAGTCAAGCGGGAGAAGAGATAATTAGAGATGTTGTAGGTTTAGTTGCTCAATATAAATCTCAATTTGGAATTAATGTTGTTAAATGGGTTGATGGTAAAGTTAAAAATTCTCGTGAAGTAATGCAAAGGTCAAAGTTGAGTGATTTTTATAGACAAGATTTAAAATTAAATTATAGTCTTGTAGACACAAGAGCCGTTATTTATGAGCTTTCTGATGATGGTAGAAGAATAAATAGAGTTAATATAAATATTTTTGGAGATACCGATAACTTAAGTGTAGATATAAGAGAAAAGATTCAATCTTCTAGGGATATGTTTGAAAAAATTATGGGTAATAAAATATATTCTGAGGGGGACATTTTAAATACAGGTGTAGATGGAGAAATGGGAACCGTTATTATGAGAGTATCTCCAAATCTTGAACCTATATCAATATCATATAATGAGCTTTCAAATATATCTGACGCATTTAAAGAATTTAACAATAGAGTCAAATTATATGAAGGTGTAAGTGAAAAAATAATTGAAAATATAAATGAAATTAGCGATGGGTTTACAGCTGAAACCCCTGTTGATAATTATAATTATGCTTTAACTGTATTATCAATGGAAAAAATGCTTACTGGCTCAGATGGTAATAAATTTTTTGTTGATTGGATAAATGGTAAAAATACTGCAAAAACAATGGGAAGAATTAAGATTTTTAATTCAAAGAAGTTTTTAAGAGCTGACAAAGAATTTATGAAGAATGTACAGTCAAGATATAATACTTTAAATAATCTTGCAAATAAAGCTGGTATAGGTAGTTTTAGCGAAGAAATATCAAGTTCATTAGATAAGTATATAAAACAAGACGGATATAACCTAGTTATATGGGATGATGGATTAAATGCAAATTTAAGAAAAGAGACTGAGGAATTAATAAAAGAAGCTGGAATTGACAATATTAATCTAAATGATACCATAGGAAATGCACATGAAAAAGCAACATCTTTTGATAGCATAGCTTTTGTTTCTAGGGATATGTTAAGAGCTCAGAAAGCTATTATTGGTCACGACCCTAATAGTTTTACACCTATTAAGCCTGTAATATCATCTCAGGGTGAAGATAGCCCATTAGTTTTAGGTAAAACATTATTTGTTTATAATAACAAACTTGATGAGTTTTTTAATAGAGAAGGTGTTGATATATTATTAACTGAGAGCGGAGCAAAAGCTTATAATCCTAAATTTATAGAAGGCACAGAGGTGTCTTTATTTAGAACTAAAGATTCAACATTTGATTCTATTAGCAAAACTAAAGTAACTAAAGACCATATTAGAAAAATAAGTTTAGATTCAGTAGGATTGAAAGCTGATAAAGATTATTATATTAACACAGCTAAAGAAGCTGCTTCTGACCATAATTACAAAAACAATCGAGAATCATCAGATGCATATAGAGATTTTTACGCAGAACACGTTAATAAAGGGATAGAGGCTATTAAAACAATGATGAGCGACCCTATTGCTTTAAGAAAATGGGTATTGCTTGAGTCTGGGGTAGACGATAATATGATGTCAACAATAGCCCAGTCAGAAGGAATGTCTCATATAAATAATATGGTTTTTTATTCAAATTTAAGTAGAGATATGGACCCGATGACATACAGTGATGGACTTGTTAAAAATAAGCTTTACAATATGTACATTGGGAGTCTTATTAATAATATGAGGTCTGTTGTTAATAAAAGTAATAGAAGGGGAGATGACGAAAACCAAAGATATGGAGGTCAGTCAATATTAATACAGACCGGTGATAGATTAAATCCTACTGTTGTGGATAAAAAAGGTGATATGTTAATGAGAGGAGAGGTAATGCTCTCTAGCAGAGATTATAATGCCCCTGTAGAAATATTAGATGGAGAAAATAACAAAAAAAATAAAAAATTAAATGTAAGATTTGTTATGTCTGGTGTCAAAATGACTAAAGAACAAATGACTAAAGAAAAAAGGGGTTTTATGAGGGGTGAAGATATTTTCCCTGAAAATGTATGGAAAAATATCCAAAGACAATCTGGAGATGGAATACTCAGGCTTGGACATTTACATGATATAATAGAACTATTAAAAGAAGAAGGAAATCTCCCTCAAGGGCTTAGAATTGCTATTGCTGTAAGAAGACAGCCAAGAACAAGGCCAAATGATATGAGTGTTTTAGGCCTTAAAGGGTTCTTAGATGATGAATTTGGAAATTCCATGCAAATTAACAGCTTTGATGTTGCTAATATTTATGAAGGAGATTATGACGTAGATAAAGCTGATTATTGGTTTTCTCAAAAAGATAGTTTTTATGACCATATAGAAAGAGCGTCTCAATTTTTTGTACAAGGAGTTGACCCAACACAATATATTAGTGAAAGACCTATAGATTTTAAAAATATGAGTGTAACTGAGATTATAAAAACTATTAATACAATATCAGCAGATAATGAATTGTTTAAATCTTCTATTGGTATAGTTCAAACTATTCCAAGAAAATTAGGATATATAGAAAAACTTGGTGTCAGAGTTGATAAAAATGACGATACTTTAAAAGCATTTGAAAAGGATAACCCTGATGCATCATTTGATAACGCAAGATTATTATTTGGAGGTAGCGGTGAAAATAAGAATTTTAAAATATATGTTGACTTTGATAATAATGATTTCTTTACAAGAGCTGCTTTAGAAACTCAATATCTTATTGATGCTAAAGGAAAGATAAATGAGAACATATCAAAAGATATATTTTCATGGGCAAATGATTTCTTATTTCCTAGGAAAGAGGAATCTTTTACTCCTAATGTAGCTAGGAATCAAAATGATATTAATCTTATTAATGATATGAGAGCGAGAGGAAATTCTCGCAATAAAAGAATAAGAATTTTTCGTAAATTAGAATATGATGAGATAAATAAAGTATGGACAGAAAAGAATTTAAATGATTTAGAGATTGCAGCAATAAAAGAAATGTTAAATGAATATGGAAGCCTTTTAAATATCACTGGCTCACATATGTACGAAAATAGTGGGATGAAAAAGAAATCTTCATTTGAGGATATAAATGATGCAACTGAAAACTTTAAGAATTTCAATAAAAATATTAATAATAGTTTGTATTATAGGTTAAGAAATAAATTTCAACCTGGGACAAAATATAGGTGGAGAGATGAAAATACTCCTGGAGGGAAAATTTTTAAAAAATTATTTGGAGTAGTATCTGGTGAGTATAAAGATGATGCAGGTGAAACTAAAAAATATTATAAGCCTACTATGAATTTTGTTAATGAAGATGTTAATAAGAATGGAGTAGAGTTTACAACAGCTCAAAGAGGAGCTCCAGTTGACAGAATTTTAATGAATCTTAATATATCAGATGTTTTTAAAAGAAATAGAAGGGTGGATATAACTGGAAACATGGCTTCTATGATTGATGATTGGTATTTTGAAGTTGAATCTGGCCCATCCATTCAAGATGTAGAAGCAGCTACTGCTCTATTAGCTCAAAATGTTGCTACAGCTAATTATGGTTTAACTAAAACGGTAAATTTAATAAAAAATTTAAAATATAAAATTTCTCAAATAAACAATAATGAAAAAATTAGTTTTGGTGTAAAAAAGAAAAGCATAGATAAGATTAATAATTTTATTAAAGAACAAGAAAAAAGAATCAGTTCTATGATTCCAAAGAAATATTGGAAGACGAAAAAATCTAAAGATTTAAAAAAAATGAGCATAGTCGCCATAACTGATGAAGATATAAAAAAATCTACTATATATTATAATGTTTTAAATAATATAAGATATCATTTACCTGGGGTAGGTGATGACGATTCCTTTGGATTAAGTAAAAGTGGAATAGCGGAATTAAATACATTGAAAAATATAAGAAAAAGTTTTTATGGTAATAGAACTACTTTAAAACAAATTTTTGAATATAGTAAAGACTATACTTTTAATATTAGCGAAGAAAATAGAAAATTATTGAAAAACTTTGACTCAGATTTATCTACTATTTATGATATTGAAAATCAATTATTACTTGATGGTATTAATAAATATGGTATGAGATTTTTATATGCATTTATGAATCCCGGTAAAGATAAATATTCTATTGGAGTATTTGAAAACAGACCTCAACCTATTCCTTTTAAAAATACAAAAAGATATCAAAGGGGGATTAAGTTTTTAACTGGGATAGCGAATGGTACTATTCAAGCTTCTGATAACAATAGAATATATGCTGAGCAAATATTAAAAACTACCGGGTTATTGGAATCTCAATGGCAAAGATATTACAATAATAAAGTAGATATGAGAAAAATGTATGATGAGAATAGTTATACAGATGATGAAGCAAACTGGGTTTTTAAATATATGAAAATGCCTAAATTTGATAAAAGTTTTACTAAAATGTTCTCAAGGTATGAAGGACTTAGATTTTATGCAGATAGCGATAGAATAGGGGCAAATAATAAATTACTTAATGATAGCACAATATCTTTTTATAGAGATATAATGAAAGTCGCAGGTAAGGAATTAGAGTTTGAGTCATATCTTACCCAAATGAATGAGATACAAGAAAGATTAATTAATATGGAGATAATTGACCCTGTTGAATATCTTTCAATGAGGTCTCAGATGGACAATGAAGTTATGGAAATAGCGAAGAATGTATTTAATAGTGGAGTTATATACGAAAAAGGCAAAACTAAAACAGTTCAAAATATTCTTAATAATCCTGTATTTGCTTTAATAGGAGGTGAAAACTATTTTAGGGGTACAACAATAGAAAAAAGAAATACAAAGTCTTTTGAAAGATTAAAGCATATTTCGGATATATCTAAAAATAGTGAAAATATTAAAAATAATATAATTAAAAAAAGTTCAGATGCAAAACAGAAATTTGAGGAGATAAAAAATCAATGTCTAACATAGACTGTAAGCTTCTAAATAGTAACTATAATAATCTAATAAAAGGTATAAGTCTTTGGGCTGAAAAAGACAGCAGTAAAGAAATATTTACAGACCCTTACGAAGCTGTATTTAGGCTTGTTGAAGCTGACTTTTTAATGCCTTTAGATAATTTAAAATATGCTGATAATTTAACTAAAGGTCAGGTAAGTTCATTTTTATCAAGACTAGAAGAATATAAAAGTAATGTTAAGTCAGGTGAACTGGATTCTAAGTTTGCTCAAATTTTTTGGCAGTCTTCTCACTATGGTAAAAAAGACCCTTCTATTGGAAAATTTTTAAATGATTCACAGCAATCAAGTTTTTATTTTAGAGCTAATCAAGTAAGAGATAAGAGATTAGTTAGTAAGATTACTAGAGAGTTAGAAAAAGAAGCCTTAATGAGAGGAGCTTCTAGTAAAATAGGTATAAAATTAGCTAGAAGAAAATTAAGAAATCTTGATGATAAATTATTAAAAGCCACTGCTGATGTTAAGAATGGTGTTGAAGGGGCTGAGAAAAAATATAATGATATAAAAAAAGAAACTAATGAGTTCTTAAAGAATAGTTCTCTTGCAGTGTTTGATGATGCTTTAAATATAATTGAAAAACAAATACCTTTAGCCATACAAGATAAATTTAATGATTTAAATAAAAAGGCTTACGATAGAAATGGTAATGTTATTAATAAAAAACTTGCTAAAAAAGTAGAAGAATATAGAAATGGAGATAAGGTTTTAAAATTAACTGATTCAGAAATAAGTAAATACCTTAAAATGACTGATGGAAGAAGTATAATAGAATCTGACCATATGTATAATGCTATATTAGGATACACTCAATTAATGGATGGTATGTATAAAACATTAAGAAATGGAGTAGATGCAAGAATTGAATCTGTTATCAAAAGATTAGAAGTTAATGGTCAAAAAAAATCAGCTAAAGATGTTAAAGATTTAAGAAAAAAACTTAAAGGTATGTATATGCCTAAGTATGAGCAGGGATTCTTTCCTCACTATACAAGAGATTTAAATGCTGAATTTTTAACTGGACTTATGAGACCATTTGATGATATGCAGAGGTCTGTTAATCCATACGATGTTAAAGGTAAAGATATAAAAACTATTATTAATAGTATGAAACTTCATATAAGTGAGCATACTAAATTAAGACAGCAAAACATGAAGGAGAGAGATAAAGGATTTGTGTATGATTATAGTAGAAACTTTTTTAATGCTATAGATAATTATGTTTTTGATGTTAATAGGTTTAATTATACCGCTTATATGGATTCACATCTAATAAATGCTCTTGGAAGTGTAGAAAAAATTTATAAAAAAAATAGCTCTACAAAGGGTTACGCTCAAAATATAGCTGACTATCTTATAGATATGCACAGAGCTGCTAATGGTGATAATGACATTGATTCAGTTAGTAATTCTGTTATGAGGACATTTTTAAGTTTTGAGTTTGCATCTAAACTTGGTTTAAATCCTAGAGGTGCTGCTAGAAATGCATTTCAAAGATTACTTGATTATGTTGAATGGGGTCCTGTTCAAATAATGAAATCTAAAAGATATTTAAGAGAAATTCCTTTTAAGGAAGGTAACGCTGAAAATTATATTGATAGTGTTTTAAATAAAGTAGGGTTATTATTTGAAGAAGGGTCTCAAGAGTTTGTTGAAAGTCAACTAGCAACAAAAGCTTCTAAATCAAAAAGAATTGAATATAATGAAAGAACTGGCAAATATGAAGCTATAACAAAAGGTGGATTTGAAAAAGTTGCAGAAGGAATGGGGACTTTCGCTTCTAAATTATCATGGTTACACAGAAAAGCTGAAAATGCTAATCGTAAACATACATTTAAAATAGCATACGCTCAAATGCATCAATGGCTAAGTAGTCCTAAGTTTGTTGCTAAATTAAAAAATGATGGTAAAACTACACTTGAAATTGAAAATATTATAAAAAGACATTCTGAAAATTATGCTATAAATGGTGTAGTAATGAATCACTTTGATTATGCTGATTATGCAAAGTCTCCTCTTATGAGAAGTAAGGTTGGAAAATTTGTTTTTCAGTTTCAACATTATTCTATGGAATTTGCAGAAAGAAATATAAAAATTTTAAGAGAAACTAAGCATGATATTTCTTCTGGTGAGTTTAATCCTCACTTACTATCTGATACACCAGGAGGAGCTCAAGGTTTAGCTAAATCAATTAGAATGGGATTATTGTATTTTGGTGCTCCATTATTTGGTTCGATGGCTTTTGGCGTTGACTTTGATAATTTAATTGAACATGATTTAGTTGAAAGAATTAAAAGATGGTCTGCAGTTTTAACTGGAGATAAAGAAGATATTGAAAAAGCTTTTTATGGTAAAGGGCCTGTTCTTGGTTCTTTAGGTTTTCCTGCCTTATCTACTATTATAGATATTGGTATGCTTCTTGAACTTCAAAATGCACAAGGAGAAGAATATCTTACATTATTAACTGGAATTGAAAAATATGACCCTTCAAATAGTTCAACTGACATTTCAAGAAAAATAAGAATACTTAATACATTTGCTGGTAGATTTGTAGAAAGACATATCCCTCAATTAATACAAGGAAGGGTAGGATGGGCAGCTCAACAAGAATTTGCATTATATCCAACTGCAAAATCAAAAAAAATTCAAAAAGAATATTTTGATATTAGAAAGAAAACTGTACCTAAGTCTATTGAAGACTCATTAAGACAATTAGAAGGAAGAGAACCTAAATACGCTTAGAAGGCGGCATCTTTAAAGAATACCACCTTCCTTGCTTTTTGTAATTAATCAATTAATAAAGAATTAAGCATTGGCTCTGTTTTATTAATGAAATCTTTTAATTCATTTGTTGAGTTTATTACATATTTCAATCTATCTTGGCCTTTAACATTTGAACTTCTAATTAAATTAAATGTTGTTGCTGTTAATTGAAGTGTACTTACATATAAGTCCATAACTTCATTAAGTTGATTTTCCATTTCTGCGTTTATTTTCAATTTTCTTCTCCTTTTCAATTTGAAACCCGTATGACGCTATAAGTATAGCATCCGAGCTCCATAATGTTGTTTTCATATTACTCTCTTTTGAAGCAAGTTCTTTTAACTTGTCTTTCCTCTCTTTTTTCTTTTTAGATATTTTAATTTCATATTTTTCAGCCCAATACTTCATCCATGTATTAGGTAAAACATAATTAATATCTATATTATTGGATTCTAAAACTCCTATCCATTTGCCATAGTTCATTCCGAATGAAAATGCCGCTCTTGTTGCATTACTTGGTCTTGCCCAAACCTTTTCAACATATGCAATACATTTACCTCCAAAATCTCTTCTACTGTTCTTACTAATATTCGATACTAACATCGACATTTTTTTAGCACTGCTAGGACATTTGTCTATTGAAACTATACCACTGCTCCATGAACACATTCCCCCATTAGCTCCGGGGTCAATCCCTATTATAATCATTACCAATCCTTTCTTTTTCCATATTTATGTCTATTGTCTTTGTATGTTTTTTTATATGCAGGTCTATTATAATATCTTCTTTGTTTTTCTTTTATGTATTCTCCATTAAATGTTTCTATCACTTCTGAAAGAATATTTTTACCATGCTCTGACTCTGAAGATTCAAAATAATACTTACAACCTTTGTCTGCAATATTAGATGGTATTTTTTTTGCTGGTTTTTCAATGTGTAGAAAATATAAGCAGACACCTATTTCAGACATCTGCTTACTTTTCCTGTAACCACAATTCCAACAACTTTTATTTTCTTGATTGGTCACTTTCAGCCATCTTAGGGTTCATGTAGAATTTACATTTATTGCCATTAAATCCTACTATATGAGTTCCAATTTTACCATATCTACTTTTAGAAACAATAACTTCACTTTTATACAATGGGTATTTTTCATTATCGAAATTATATCCATAAAATATAAACATAGCAGATTCAGCAGTTTGTTCAATTACACCTGACTCAGAATAATCACTCATTCTAGGTCTTGGGTCTAATCTCTTTTCTATTTCTCTATTTAATTGAGATACTAGAATTGCAGAACAATTTTCTGCTTTACATATCCATTTATATTCTTGCATTATTTTTTCAATCTCGAACCTTCTACCTTCTTGTACTCCATTAACTTGTATTAGTTGTATGTAATCGTCTATAACAACATCAGGTTTATGTTTAGATATTTCTCTAATAGATTCGTCAAGAGTTCTAATGTTATCATACATAATAAAATTTTCATATTTTATTTTTAATTTATCTGATATATTATCAAACTCTTCTCTGTCTAATTCAGATAGGTCATTTCGCCTTATATTTCCATATTCTAACGATTCACTTTCCATAACCAATATCTTCTTTAACATTTCAGTATTACTCATTTCACGATTAAATAACATTACATGGTATCCTTGTTCAATTAATCCTCTAACCATATTAATTACAAGAGTTGTTTTACCATGACCAGGTCTTCCTCCTAATACTGTTATTTCTTTTCTAGTCATTCCACCTGCAAAGTTATCGAGATGTGCTAAGTTAAATGGAATTAGATTAGAATCTTCTTGAACAACATCTTTCATTTCTTCAACAAGGTCTGAAATATCTTTCTTTTTAGAAGGATGTATTTCTTCTAATTCCTTTATTAACCTATTATGTACTTCTAAGATTCCACCTACTTTATCATAATCATCATAACTTGCAGTTACAAGTTTTTGTGCTGACTTAGCAGTTTCTCTTTGTATGTACTTTTCCCAAACTATCCTAGCATAATGACTCACATTAGAAATTGATGGCGTAGAATCACTTAATCCAGTTATATAATAAGCCATACTTTCACCTGTTGCATCTTGCACTTTACTGCTTAACGTAATAAAATCTACGTCAATATTGTCTTTATATAGTTGCTTTAAGCATTTAAATATCTGCTTATTATCTTCTACATAAAAAGCATTGTCATCTCTAATCCAAGCCATTCCAATCTCTTGTTCCTTTTGACCTCCTTGAATCATACATCCAAGTAAAGCTTCTTCTGCTTCTTTAGATGATGGTAATGCTTTAATTTCTCCATTACTATCTGTCATATTCTTGCTCCTTGTTAAACATATTAATTTGTGATGAAGGTTTATAGTTCATTACTATATACTCTTTTCTTGGCTCTTGCCTTGCTTCTCCAGTACAACCTGTGTACTTCCAGTTAATAACTTCTATATTATAGTCACCATAAAGCTCTCTTACTTCTTCTCTATAATCATAGCTAATCATAAAATTTGCTCCACCTTTATTTATTCTATCAACTGTTTCTTTAAACCTTAAATGGTCTTCACTTTTAAAACAATTCATATAATAATCACCTTTACCTATCTTATCTGTTGCAATAAAGTAAGGAGGGTCAAGATACCAGAAGTCATCTTTTCTAGGTGGGTATTTATCTACTAATTCTTCAAAATCAAGATTTTCTATAGTAGTTCCCCCTAAATATTCTCTTGAGTATTTTAATTCCATTTCATAGTTTTTATGCATATCTTTACTTTTTGCAAATGGAGTATGTATAAGTTTGTTAAAGCTGTTTCTTATACAATAAAGATATTTTGCAGCAACATATGGGTCTGGAATCTCAAATTCTTTCTTTTCCTTAATTTCTTCTCTAAAATCAAGGAATAATTTACGGGATTTAGGCAACCAGAAAAGGTTTTTTATTAATTCATCGTAATTATTTATCACACACATATATAGATTTACTATATTATTGTCAATATCATTTACGACATTCCATTTTGATTTCTTTTTTCTAAAGAACATTGAAAGTCCACCTGCAAACATCTCAAAATACCTTTGGTGAGAAGGTATCAAAGGAATAAGTATTTTACTCATCTGATGCTTCCCACCATAATAAGGCATAACCACAGGACAATCAATGAATGTCTTGCTAAGCATTTGCAGTTATATTGTTTGACCACTTCTTAATCGAAGGATACAATCTTCTCTCAATAGAGTGGGTTGTTTCTGAATCTCTTTTCATATGATGACTTAACACATTTGTTCCTACATTAAACAAATCCCAATATGTTTTAGGATTATCTGCTATTAATCTTTGTATAACTATTTCATTAGCATATATAGGAAACATCTTTACAAGATTTACTATATCTTTTTCTTGTATTTTTGATTCAATTAGCTTAGGAAATTCTTCATCAAATAGATACTTAGTATTTTCAATAGTATCTTCAATAATATTTTCTAAGTCATTTAGTTCTATATTATGAATACTATGTTTATTTTTATAACTATTTGTTGTTATCCCTATTACCATTCCATTACTACATATTAATCTAAATGCACCAGCAACAACATTAACTCCAATAGTTCCATCATAACTATTCTTTATCATTATTTCTGGGTGAAGAATGTCATCTTTGGAAACTTTTACTTTCTCTTTTGGAAAATGCCATTTCATAATACTTCTTGCTCCATTTCCAAATATTTCAGCTTCTTTAAATTTACCTCCTCTCTTGTTAACTATTGGTTCTGCATAATTTATTATCTCTTTATTTGTTACAAGTTTATAGTCTTTAGACATACATGATAATACATTACCTGTATCTTCTCTTATTATAAACTTATGATTAGTAGATACTTCTCTGCAACTTTTACCTCCATTAGTCATAGTTTCATAGTATGCTGGTACTTCTTTAACTGGGAACGACATTGATTTTAAATCATTCATTTTCTTCTCCTTGTTCTATTATTGGTGGGGATGAACCTAACATAAGCTTCTCATTCTTAGCTAGTACCTCCACATTTTCATTTCTATTTTGTATTATTTTCCTAAGATAAGGAAAACCTTTACCTGTATTAACATATTGGTTTTGATGATACTGTTCAATAGCCCAATCTATAACATTGTCTTCTATATTTTTTATTCCATATAAAAACATATAATATCTTTCTCTGTTTTCAGATGGTATTCCTCTAACAATAGATGAAGCTATTCTATTTAAATATCTAACAGTTTTCTTTCCTCTTTGTTTTAACAGATTATTGATTGATAAGGATATATTTTGCTTTTTATACAAATTATATCCACACGCAGGGCATTTATTCATTTATTTATTTTCTCCTATCTCCATATTTTCTTCTTCCAAATAAATGTACCATCTCAGCACCTCTTCTATTATTTTTTCTTCTTTCTCCGTTTTGTTCTTTATGCTCATCACCAGGGTCTCTGTCTGAGATTACTTCTGCACTATGATTATAGTCTTTAACAATTTCATCATATTCTTCTTGAGTCCAATCTTTT